GAAGCCTGCATTGCCAGAATGAAGGCTGCGAGGGAGGCCAAGAGCTGACATCAGAAAAGCTCCTCAATGCTCATGTCCGAGATGTTCTGGCCCTTCCGATAGTCATCCCAGTCGAACGCGACCGGGTAGAACAGCGTCTGCGTTCTGGACGCGATGGCGCCGCCCATCAGCTCGAGATAGCCCTTGCCATCGAGGTTGGTGATGATGATCGTGGGATAGCCCAGCAGGCCTCGCGCATCGATGATCTCGATCAGCTGATTGCGCTCGAACTCGCTGCCGGTAGAGCGGCCCAGCTCATCGATGATGAGAAGCGGGCAATGGGCCAACAGTTTTGCGAGAGCGTTGGCCTTGTCGGACCTGCTGCGGAAAGCATTGAACAGCGTCAGCGCACGCAGGAAGACAGGCCGGAACCCCTGATCACGGACAACGGACGTAATGGCCGAAGCCAGGTGCGTCTTGCCATTGCCGAAGTGGCCATGCATCAAGATGCCCACGCGACTGCGTGCCTTGTCACCAGACAGGAGGCGCTCAGAGAAGCGCACAGCAAACTGCCGGCAGGCCTTGAAAGCCTTCTGCTGTAACGGACGCTTGTCGCCTTGTGCAGTCAGCCTGAAGTTTTCAAAGACCTGATCCTCACCATAGGGGGAGAGAACGTCACCGAGAACGTCAGCGAGCTTGAGTGAGTTGTCTCTGAAGTGATAGAGGACATCCTCACGACGCCGGCGCTCCTCGACGCAGAGAGGACACTCAATCCGGTCGGCCTCCTGGCCCGGCATGACCTTGACGTGCTGCTCTCCATGAACAGCGCAGTCAATCACCACTTCCGGCAGTGCGTCGTATTCAGCACGCTCCTGCTCCTTCTTGGCTTTGATGATGGATGCCAAGTTATCCAGCCGGTTAACCGTAGATGCACGAGAAGTCATTGTCGTGTCCTTCAAATCGAATGTTGGTTGATCGTTTGTTTGGGCGTTTGTCCGTTATCCAATCGGCCTCGAACCCCTTCCAGCCTTTTTCAAGCTGATAAATCATTGCCTCCTCGACCGTCATTCCTGCTTTAGCGGCTTCACGGACAATCGCGTTGACCATTCGCTGAGTGCAGGACTTGCAAAGCTTCTGCTTAAGCGCCTGCCAATCCGTCCATGTCTGTTCGGAAACCCCTTCAGGCTTAACCAGCTGTTCCTTAACGCGAGGCGCGGACTCAGTCCGCGTATCTTCTATAGTTGGTTTATGGTTTACTGGTTCTTGGTTTATGGTTAGGGTTTCTTTGGCTTCCGTTTGGGTTTCCTCTGAAAACCCACTGGGTTTCGGTTGGGTTTCACTCTTGCGAGGACGACCGCCTTTTTTCCCGTTCTCACGGTTTTTTTGAGCGTTCCGCTGGTACTGCTCGATCTGCCCCATGAGAATCGGGTGAACCCAACCTTCTTCGGTTTCCTCGAAAAGGCTTTCCAAGATACAAATGGCTTTCTCTTGGGTTTCCTTTGGAAAAGCCAAAGAAACCCACTGGGTTTTTATCGGCTTTTCGGTCGACATCATCCGATCAATGACACGAATGACGATCCCGACAGATTCAAGGTCAAGCCCTTGCGTCAGAATTGCGAAGTCACCGATGTTGTGCTGGTAGTAATTCATAGAGCCTTCGGATCTTTCTTGATCAAAGAAAAGTCTGCACACAAAACGTGCGGAGGCAGATTTGTCAAAGCACAGACCGCCGCGAGACGACGGGGAGGAATCTCTGACTTTTTACGCCAACGACAAACAGCCGCCGGCCGAACGCCAAGAGCGTTAGCAAGATCCTTATCTGTGCCATTGATTGCACGAACAGCAACGTCAACAGGGTTAACGATATTTTTTGTCATGGCGACCTTTTCGGTTAACATTTCGTTAATCCTGATGTTAACATAACAGACGCCGCGTTGCCACTTCCAGTTAATTCACTTTTGGTTAACAATGTGCGCAAGGAGACTGCATATGGATGTAAATGCTTTTGTTAATTACGTGCAGGCCAAACTGAACGAGCACGGTAAGTCAGTCACACAAATGTGCCGGGATACTGGACTTGCGCGCCAGAACTTCTTTCACTGGAAGAAAGGCAGAGCACCAAACCCCGAAAGCGTGAAACTAATCGCGGAATATCTTGGATTGCCTCAGGAAGAACTTCAGGACATCCTTGAAAATGGACTGATTCGCGTCTACTACCCAAAGGACGAACAAACCCCGCCGCCGGGATACGTCGTCATTCCCGAATACGAACTTCAGCTTAGTGCCGGCAACAGAGACCAGGAACCAGAGTGGGTAGAAGTGCACGCCTCAAAGCCCGTTGTTTACGACGAAGACTTCTTCATCGAACACGGCGTCAAGCCTTCTACATGCAAGCGGGCCAAGGTGCTTGGCGACAGCATGGAACCATTCCTATATGCCGGCGACCGTGTGACCTGGACTGAATTCCCGGATCCTCATGTATCGCTCGTGCGAATCGTCGATGGAGACATCTACGTCATTAGCATCGATGGCGCCATGAAGGTCAAACGACTTTCAACCTGCAAGGACGGAGTCGTCGTTGTAAGCGACAACGCCGACAAATATCCACCTGAAACATACGTCGGAGACGAGCTCGAACGGCTGCGTATCTATGGAAAGGTATTAGAGATTAAACGCGCTCTTTAACCAGCGCCGACGCCTTCAAGGCACCCCCTTAAAAGAACTCCCGCCAAGAAATTTTGAGCGGGAGTTTTTTTGTACCTAATTAACCCACTGTTGATTTCAATCAACTTTTTTCAACAACCCCAAGTCAACCGCGTTGACAACTCAAGCAACACTCAATTAACATACGGTTAACAGATGCAAGTTAACACCTGTTGACCTCATCTCCACTCTTCCGAGTGGAACGAGCTGGCCGGGAAGAGCGGCCATGTGCAACCCATGCAGTCAGAAGACGAGACAGAGGGATCTAACCATCCCCGAGCGTCCTCTCATCGTGAGGTGAGAGGCAGGAGCCGTGAAAGCCGGACAGCGCGCCTGGGCCAAGAAAGCCGATCAAAGCACCTTTGCCTGCCCATACCGACAGGGATCCACAACGGGGAGGGTGCTTTGACCAGCTTTCTACACAGTAAGGAGATCTGAATGAACTCGAATCAATACGAAATGAAGGTTGATCTGGAGCGCGCCCTTGATGGCCTTGTGCGAGGCCGATCCATGAGATGCTCCCATGTCACAGCCATAACGAAGGCGCTTGCGGATGTATGCGATCACATTCACGAAGGCCTCATCTGCGATGCGGATGAGGCCAAGGTTAAGCACCTAATGAAGATGCTGAAAGTCGTTTTTGACGACTTGTTCGAGAAAGAACGCCTTATTGCTCAGCGTCGATCTGAGCTAACGGATCTTTGCCGGACTCAAGCTGCTCAACCTGCCGAGCGACCTCACGACGAAGATCGCTGAGAAGCATCAGGTTGCGAGCAAGAGCGCGACGCGCCGGGACGTAAAGGATCCCCACTCCGCGATCAGACTTGTCCACCTCAATCTTCTCAAGTTCAACCGCGCCGCTCATTACCAGCGACAAGAAATAAAGATCATCTGTAGATAAACAATCTTTCATATTCCCTCCTTTGGGAGTTGGTTAAACAACGTCGAAACTGCTGGGTCCCGACGTCTTTAGCTTACAACCAAAGGAGGGAGCCGATTCAAGCGCTTTTGCCTTTCCTCACTTGACACGCCATTGAGGTGGGAGCGCTTGAACCAGCTTTCATAGGAGATCCAAATGGAAATAGACAAAAAGAGATACCTGAAGCTTTCGACCACCGAAAGGGCCCGCCGGATCAGGGGACGTACAAGGTTATTCGTCGAAGAGCTCCGCGCGTATGCGGTTGCGGAGCCTCCTTATTCAATCAGAACGATTGCAGACACTGTTCGCGCTGACAATGAACTCGCTCGAATGAAAAAGTCGATCGCCGACGAGATGAACTCCTTTTGTGAGGAAATAGAGGAGCTTAGGAGGCTGACTCTTCGTGACAAGCTAACGAACGCACACCTCTTCCAGATGGTGTATGACGCGACTTGGAAGCCGGTGTTCGAAGGGCCCACCCCGAACACCTTCTTCAGCGGCAACTACATCCTCACCATAGACGATGAGCACGTCTCCATCGGGGAGAGCGGAGATCCTGAGTTCGAATTCACGCTTTCGAAGGAAGAGCTGCAAGAACTCCGTAAAGCCCTTACACGTGAACCACGCACAAAGGAGATTTGAATGGACAAACGCATCCAAATTCAAAGCGACGACCTCAAACGTCTCGAGAAGCTCTATTGCGAAGACGGCCACGCGAGAACTCTGATTTACCGCATCGACGACATGGCCGACTTGATTTTTGCAAACCGAGCCTTGCGCTGCGACATCCACACCATGCGCTCACTCATTCGCCAGTTCAGCGAAGATGCAAACGCATGGCTGGATCAGGTTTGCGAGATGAGCGGTACGCCCTTAGACGAACGCTATCTGGAGATGATTGAGATCGCCAAGAGCCACAAGGAAGACATAGTCCATCACTTGGGTGATCGCATAGACATCTGCGTGAATGGGCAAGTCTACCTCGGGACCCTTTTAGCGCCGAACGTCGTGATCGTCAGGCGATATGAGCCGGGAAGTACTCGCTTAATGTCTTCGCGTCACGACGAGCCTGGCGAAGCGCAGACTCAGCAGCCTTCTCAAAAGCAGGCACCCGAACATCCTGCATCTTGATGACGTCGCCAGTCAGATTCCAGAGAGCCTCACAGATTTCTTCCTCTGACGAGGTGCTCGAAATCTTGCCTGACGAAAGAAGTACAGCCCTAGCGACTTTCACGAAGGCGGCATCGGACAGAAGCTCGGAACGCTTCCGCTCAATGACGAGCATTTTGTAAGTGTCATCGTTTTCAAAATTCACTTTTCACCTCCTGGTGTTGGTTAACGAATTGCCAAACATGACGAGCCTGGCAACTCCAATGATCGCACCGGGAGGTGACCCACACAAGCCCCGGCAACAGGGCTTCTTCGCAAGCACGTTCGGCACTGAGAGTGCTTACGAAGACAACTGGAGACAGCATGCAAAAAATCAAAGACTTTGAGACCTTCGCCGCTGGGTACTTCCTCGGGCTCGGCATCAAGAAGCCGACCGCCGAAGACATCTGCCGGCTCAGCGTTGATTGCAGAGCGTTCGCCGCTGCGCTCAGCTTCTACATGTTCACAGACCCCTACGTGCTGTCGAAACTGCGAACGCCTGAGAAATACGAAGCGGTCGCGAAGAACATCGAGCGCTTCATAGAGGCGCTTCCGTAACGACTTCGAGGGCAAACGGCGTGACGCAGATATGCGCTGGTCTGGGCGGCTAGCCCAGATCCCAAAGCCGGGGCATCTGCAGGCGAGAGGCTTTTGCGTTCCCCCCGGCTCCCTCACCCCACTTTCATCAGAAGGCATTCACGTGCCGCCGGCCACTTCCATGTGGCGCTCTCCTTCGGCGGCATCTGAATGCCTTTTTTCATTTTTCGGAGGCGTCATGAAGCGCTTTATTACTTACCTCGACGGTCTCGCACGTCGCACCTACTTCGGCACGGACGGCACGGAGCCAGTCCGCTCTGGCGTACTCGGGTACTTCATCGAGGGCCTCGAAGGACTGATCGGGTTCTTCGGCCTGGTGATCTTGCCGGCCATGGCGGCTGCCACCCTCTACCGCTGGATTTTTGATTAAGGAGAACGATATGGCTTGGAACTACCCCGACGGCTGCGGCCCCGACGACTACGAAAAGTGGTGCGGCCCCGACCCTGACGAAGAAGACGAGGATGAGGACGAAGAAAGTTACGACGAAGATGACGAAGGCGAAGACGAAGGCGAGGTGCTCGAATGAGCTTCACAGACCCGGTTCGAATCATCGACCACATCCCCCAGGATTTCGACATGAAACGAATTACTCGAAAGCGACCGCTACAGCAGCGCAAGCTCGCAAAGGCTCAGTCGGCGAAAGCTGCTGAGCCTTCTTCTTTTGAACCGCCTTGCGAACAAGTCTCGGCCATTTGGAAGGCAGTCGCCTTCATCGGTTCGTTGGCAATCGTGTTCGCGGCATTGATAACGGGAGGCTGGGAACGATGAAAACCATCAAAGACATCGCAATTGATCTCAACAGCACCGGCGCAATACCGAACATGGCCGACGCCAGAACGTACATGAAGGAGAACTTCCCAAGCGCCGTACTGACGTACTTCTCGGACAACCGCTCAGACAACTGCCTTCTCCGCGCTCTACCCAAGCAGCTCGAGGCATACGACTTTCACCGGTCCTTTCAAATCTCGATCGAGATTCACTCGTGCAGCTTGCGAACGATCGAGCATGCAGCATGGCTCATCTACCACGACTGGCTTGAGATCGCACAGATCAAGAAGCCGGACGACGACTTTACAAGCGACGTTCCTTTTTAAGGAGAACAATCAAATGACAGCAATCAGCACCGCGGCAATGAGTCGCACCGAATGGCTCAAGGAGCGCACCAAGGGTATCGGCGGCTCTGACGTCTCCACAATCCTCGGGCTCAACCCGTACAAGACGCCGCTTCAGCTCTGGGAAGAAAAAACCGGCAAGTCCTCTGGATCCGCCGCCGACGAAGCCGCGTACTGGGGCACCGTCCTCGAGGACATCGTTGCCAAGGAGTTCAGCCACCGCACCGGCATGAAGGTCCAGAAGGTCAACTACATGCTCTCGAAGGGTGAAGACGGCTGGATGCGCGGCAACATCGACCGCGCAGTGGTCAACCCCGCGATTGCCGGCCGCGTCTCCGTACTCAAGCCCGAGAAGGTTGAAGAGTGCGGCCGCCTGCTCTCCACCGACATCGGCCTCGAGTGCAAGACTGCGAGCGTCTACATGTCGGAACACTGGGGCGACTCTCAGGAAGCTGAGATCCTCGCTGGAAAGATAGTGACGGAACACAAAATCCCGCTCTACTACGAGACGCAGATTCAGTGGTACATGGCCGTCACCGGCATCGAGACCTTTTATGTTGCCGTCCTCATCGGCGGCCAGGACTTCCGCATGTACGAGGTCAAGCGCGATCAAGACGTCATCGACGCCATCGTCTCCAAGTGCCGTGACTTCTGGGAAAACCACGTGCTCAAGGACGTCCCGCCGGCACCCATCAATGTCGACGACGTCAAGAAGCTCTACGCAAAAGACTCCGGCGAGATGACCGAAGCCACAAACGAAGAAGCCACAGACATCGGCGAACTCCGAAACCTCAAGGAGCAGATCAAGTCCCTGAAGGAACAGGAAGAAGCCGTTGCCTCCCGTCTGATCATGGCCATTGGTGAGAAGACGGGCCTTACCCTCGGCGGCAAGAAAGCCGTCACCTATAAGGCGATGAACACCACGCGCTTCTCTTCAACCGACTTCAAAAAAGAACACCCGGACCTTTATCAGGACTACGCAAAGACCACCAGTACCCGCGTTCTCCGACTCGCTTAATTCATAAGGAACAAACACTATGTCTACTACAGACGCTCTCAAACAGCAGATCGCTCCCGCCGCCGCTCAGCAGCAGACCGCAGTTGCCGAACGACCGAACCGCCCGGTAACGCTCATCGACGTCGTCCGCTCCACGAAGTTCCAGAAGCAGATGTCTCTTGCCATGCCGAAGAGCATGACGCCCGACCGTCTGACTCGCATCGTCATGACCGAATGCCGCAAGACCCCGGCGCTCCTCAAGTGCGCTCCGGAAAGCTTCTACGGTGCCGTCCTTCAGTGTGCGGCCCTCGGCCTCGAACCGGGCTCCGCTCTCGGGCATTGCTACCTGCTGCCCTTCGGTAACGGCAAGGACCGCTCCGGCCGCCCGAACGCACAGCTCATCATCGGCTATCGCGGCATGATCGACCTCGCCCGCCGCTCCGGGCAGATCATCAGCTTGCAGGCTTGGACGGTGCACGCACAGGACACTTTCAACTACCAGCTCGGCCTCGATCCCGACATTCAGCATGTGCCAGCATCGACCGCAGACCGAGGTCCTGTCACTCATGTCTACGCAGTCGCCAAGCTCAAGGGAGGCGGCATCCAGTTTGAAGTGATGAGCCGCGCCGAAATCGAAAAGGTGCGCTCGACTTCGAAGGCCGGCAACACTGGCCCGTGGGCAAGCCACTGGGAAGAGATGGCGAAAAAGAGCGTAATTCGCCGCCTTTTCAAGTACCTGCCGGTGAGCATCGAGGCCGTCCGCGCAGTCGAGATCGACGAGAAGACCGACCGTGGCGAAGCTACTACCGACCAGGACTTCCTCGATGCCGAGTTCATCGAAAAGGGTGACTTCAACGACGCGCCGCAGATCGAAGCGGCCCCCGAAGAACCCGCTGAATAACTACTAAAAATTCCCCGACAGAGAGGCCGGATCATCTATCACCGGCGCTTCCCCTCTCTGTTTGGGAACCCTTTTTTCTGTGAGTGAACAAATGAAATACAGACTGAAAGACCGCGAGCTGCAGAAGAAGCTCGACGAGATAAGCCAAGGCGATTTGTCGGATGCTCTCGAAGTTTGCTCTGCCGCGGTTGCATCCGCCCTCAAAAGAGGAAAGTCAACAACCATATGGTTCGGTGTTCAACCCAAGCTCTCGCTAGAGATAACGTCCGACATGCTAGAAGCGGTCAAGGAATACGACCCGCACGGATGGAACGACTTTCCCGAAGTCGAGCCGCCGGAGGGAGTCTTGATGCGGGTTGAATGCAACCAAATGAAAACATGTCTTGTTTTTGAAAACGGAAAATGGCGATACCCAAGTGGAGAGTCGTTTGAAAACTATGAGTTTGCGTTTCCTGTAAAACGCTTCCGCCCGTGGGATGAGGATGACGAAGCATGACGCAATGGAAATACTTCCCGGACACGACGCCGCCGCGCGGCTTGCCGCTCAGGCTCGAAGTCAAAGAAAAGGATCAAAACACTGGCACACCGGAACCGTACTACGGCAAGACGCTTTTTCAGGGGTTTGCGGTTTTCGACGGGCACGACTTCATCCCGTTCGGCTCGTTCCACCGGCTGCCTATTTTTTGGGACGGCCGGCTAAACGCCTTTGGGCATAAGGATGTGACCGCCAGATACGCTCTGTGGGAGAACGAAGAATGAGTCAGACAGTAAAAATTGATGCCGCCGCTCAGGACGCCATTGCCGAGATCGTCGGCATGCCGTGGGAGAAGGACTACTTCGACAACACCCATGACAAGGACAGCGCGCACGTCGCTACGGTGACGCGAGAAGGCGTATCAGTACGCATCTACATCTGTGATGAATCGTTGTGTTCCGCCGATTTGTGGTCGTTCGAGGCCGAGCAAATCGGCCAGGCGATTCTCAATGCGGCGAAAGACGCCAAGACTTTCCAGAAGGCTCAGAGCGAATGGGGGAGATCGCAAATGCAGCGACTCAACTGCGAGATCGATGGCACTCAGATCATCTGGGGTTATGAGTTCTACGTCAACGGCAAGCGTTATGGAGTCCACTTCACAACGAATGATAGCTTCACAACGAATAAGAGAATTCGGACGTGCGTCATCGTTGACGGCTCTGGCACTCCTCTTTTCAAAAAAGTGACGGATGACGTGAGCAAAGTTTCGCAAGACAATGCTGCACTTGTGCTCAAGACGTTCCTACTATCGAAGATCAAGGAGGACGAGGAATGACAGAAACCGAAATTGTCGTGCAAGACATCCGCCGAGAGCTCCGATGGTCGTTTCGCGATCAGTCAATCGCCAACCTGCTCGCACTCGCCAAGCGGCTCATCGACCACAAGGACACGGCCAGCATCGCAGACGCGGTCAGGAAGTACACGGCAGTGCTCTCCGCCGCGAGGCAGAGCGCAAACCCTGCCGCCCTTGACCGCGTGAAGCTCTCTGCATACATGCTCACAAACGCGCTGCGCGACTGGGAGGCGGCGCGTTGAAGGCAACGTCGTAAAATAGGAAAGCCCCCGTGCAGTGCAATGCGCCAGGGGCTTGGTTAACCTTTACGAAGAGGTATGTATGGATAATACCCAAAACAACGACGAACAAGCAACCCTCCCGAACTTCGACGCGATCCGCCACCTGGACGATGACGGCAGGGAGTACTGGTTTGCGCGCGAGCTTTACCCGCTCTTGGGATATAGCCGTTGGCAAAGATTTCAGGCGGTTATCGAAAAGGCAAAGACCGCATGTAAGTCTTTGAAAATCAACGACTCTGACCATTTTACCAACCTTGGTAAAATGGTCGACCTCGGTAGCGGCTCGTCTCGCGAAATTGATGACGTCGCCCTCTCCCGTTATGCCTGCTACCTGATCGTTCAGAACGGCGACCCGAGCAAGCCTGTCATTGCCGCCGGCCAAACCTACTTCGCGGTTCAAACCCGCCGCCAGGAACTCGCCGACGAGGAAGCCTTCGCCCAACTGGATGAGGATCAAAAGCGTCTGTTCTTGCGCAGGGAGATGAAGGAGCATAACAAACGGTTAAGCGATGCCGCGCATGACGCGGGAGTCGTCGAGCCAAGAGACTATGCCATCTTCCAGAACCACGGATACAAAGGCCTCTACGGAGGACTTAATCGAAAGGATATCCACGAACGGAAAGGATTGAAAAAGAGTCAAGAGATCCTTGACCACATGGGTCACGAAGAACTGGCCGCGAACCTCTTCCGAGCAACCCAGACCGAAGCCAAACTCCGACGCGAACACATCGTCGGGAAAAGGGAGGCGAACCAAGCGCACTATTCCGTAGGGAAGGAGGTGCGGGAAACCATTAAGCGGTTAGGCGGCACTATGCCTGAAGATCTCCCGACTCCGGAGAAGAGCATTAAACAGCTTGAACGTGAAGAAAAGAAACGGCTTGAACTTCTCGAGAAGAAGTAACCGCCCAATTTGGGGTAATCGGATTTAATGGTTGATATACCGTGGTGAGAATAATTTTTCACAACGGGCGGAATGGTTGACACGTGGCCACTTTTGGTGCATACTTTCCTCACCACATGAAAAAGATGTGGTCGGGATTGGCGTCCCGAACACATAGGCGCTCAGCGCCGGTCGTTTAATCGAGCGGCTTTTTTGTTGTCTGAGCGCATTGGGTATGCGTTTCGCGTACCCACCAGATGGGGTAACGAATCGTTATGCCATCTTGCAAGTCTCCGAATTCTGGGTGGGCTTGCGAGCTCCTTCGGGAGGCTGGTTCCTATGTGCCGGTACGCCAACTCGCAAGTCCGCCCACCACTGATTGGCGTCAGTGTGCGCGGTGTTAAAAAACACATAGGAGACTTGAATGTCTATCCCCACGATATTCTCTTTCGAGAATAATGCCGTCCGCACTCTTGGTGCGCCCGAATCCCCGCTTTTCGTCGCAGTCGACATCTGTTCATCGCTTGGATACGCAAACTCTAGCAAAGCGATCAAAGATCACGTTGATCCCGAAGACCTCATCAAGTCTGAAATCACCGACAAGCTCAACCGCATCCAGACGGTCAACTGCGTCAACGAGTCTGGCCTCTACGCTCTGATCTTCGGCTCCAAGCTCGAATCTGCCAAGCGCTTCAAGCGTTGGGTTACGTCCGAAGTTCTTCCCGCCATTCGCAAGAACGGCCATTATGAAGTGGCCACGGCATCAAACACGCTTTCCAGTGAAGAGCAATACGAGATTCGCAAGGCTGTGAAATCCCGCGCAAAGAATAGCTCGATTCACTACCAAACGATCTACAACGCCCTGTACGACTACTTCAAGATCGCAAGCTACAAAGACTTGACCAAGGGGCAACTTCAGGCTGCACTCACGTTCATTCACACGTGCGAGCTCAAACCACAGTTGACCCAGCCAGAGATCCCTGAAGGTGCTTTGGTTCTAGAGGGGTTCGAGGCAGAGCGTATCGCCCATTTCGTGTATTACTGGCGCTACTTGTTTAGGCCTGACCTTGAGTTAATCCTGCGTCTTCTGCAAACAGTGAACTCGCCTAAAGCGGCACAGTTCTACGA